GTTTGTAACTATGTAAGCATCGCCAGAAGTGTTACCGGTTGGTGGTAAGTTTGCTACTAGAGCAACAGTTCCTAAAACGTTAATAGATGTACCAGCGTTACCAGTAGCGCCGGTAGCTCCGGTAGGTCCTGTTGGACCCGCAACTGTAGATGTGGCACCAGTAGCGCCAGTTGCACCTGTAGCACCAGTTGCTCCAGTTGCACCCTGCTTTAATGTAAATTCAAATATAGCTGCGGAAGAAGTTCCAACATTTGTAACAGCGGCTGTTCCTGTTGGACCTGTTGCTAAAGTGTTACCAACAGCAATAGTTGCTGCTGCACCCGTTGCTCCAGTTGGACCTGTAACAGTTAGACCTTGTGGTCCAGTATTTCCTTGAACGTTTCCAATTAAAGTCCATGCGTTAGAAACCCAAGAATACAAACTACCATTTGTTGTTATGTAAGAATCGCCAGTTACGCCAGTTGGGTAAGCGGCTTGTAGTGCTGCTAGATCTGCGTACTCGCCTTTAATATAACCAACAGAGCCAGTAGCACCAGTAGGCCCAGTTGCACCTGTAGCTCCCGTACTTCCTGTGGAACCAGTTGCTCCTGTAGAACCAGTTGCACCGGTTGGTCCAGCTACTGTTGAAGCAGCTCCGGTTGCTCCGGTAGCACCTGTTGCACCTGTCGCACCTGTTGCACCTGTCGCACCTGTTGGGCCAGCTACAGTGCTGTCTGCGCCACTTGCGCCAGTCGCGCCTGTTGCACCAGTACTTCCTGTTGCGCCAGTTGGACCAGCTACTGTTGAGGCAGTTCCGGTAGCACCAGTAGCACCTGTTGCGCCCGTGGCTCCAGTAGCTCCGGTAGCTCCAGTTGCGCCAGTAGCTCCCGTTGCTCCTGTGCTTCCTGTAGCACCTGTAGATCCAGTCGGGCCGGTTGCGCCAACAATTTGTCCAGCGCTATACCAAACTGATCCGTTCCAAACATAAATATCTCCATTTGCATCAACAATGTATGCGTCATTAACCGTGTTACCAGTTGGTGGTAAATTAACAATTGCAGCAACAGCGCCTATAAGTGTTATACCAACACCTTGTGGACCAGTTGCGCCTGTAGAACCGGTAGGGCCTGTAGGACCAGGTACTGTGCTAGCTGCGCCTGTGGCTCCAGTTAATCCTGTGTTACCTGTAGGACCCGTAGATCCAGTTGCGCCAGTGGCTCCTGTAGCACCTGTTGCGCCAGTAGCCCCGGTTGCTCCAGTACTTCCGGTTGGACCGGTAGTTCCAGTTGGACCCGATGGACCTGTAGCACCGGTTGGGCCTGGTACAGCTACTTGATCAATTACCTGAACATTAACATACGGTTCAGGCGTTACAATTACTACTTCATCTGGCATTTTATTGGTCCACCGTTACTTGTTCGGTTACAAAAACTTGACCTCTAATGTAGGTCTTTTGAAAAGTTGCATCCACTGTTGATGTAGCTTGAAGATCCCAAGTTCCACGCTTAGGAAGGTTTTTAGTTACGCTGCTTGGTAGAGATAAACGAATACGTCCCGTTGCGTTGTTAATAACGGTTACTACCATATCAGCAATAATAATTGGTGCTCTTGCGTAAATTCTAATCTGCGCTTTAAATACAAGGTTTGTAGTAGCATCTGGGAAATCAAGTTCAATAGTAAATGAGTCACCTTGGTAGATAAGAAGATCGTAGACAGCCGCTGTTGTAGGGGTTGGATCAAAGCCTTTAAGGTTGTTCTCAATGTATACGCGCTCTGGATATCTAGCGTCCTCAATCTCTTGAGCCATATAAATAGGAACCAATCTGTTTGTATTACGTGAGACGCGGCGTAGTGTGCCAAGCTCAAGACGCCACAACCCGATGTTAAGAGCTGATGAAAGCTGCTTGTATTGCTCCATACGCTGTTGAATTATTCCTGTAAGCTGGCGATAACGCTCAGAGCGAGGAATTGTAACTCCATCTGGAGCTTGAATATCAATGTCAAAAGCTGAGTCTGTAGCAAGACACCATAGGGCTTCAATAGCTGCCAAGATAGCAATTGGATATTCTTCAACGGAATCAAGATTATTTACTGTGAGTCGGCGTCCAAATTTGTCAGCGCGTTGATGGATGTGTTGTTCAACAGCTGTCTCCACAAAACGTTCTAAATCTGAGTCGCTAAAGTATCTATAGGATGTGCCTGTAATTGTCACCGTTGCATTAGCAGCTGGTGCGGCGTTAAAATGAAAAATACCAAGATCTTTTTCAACTGTATAGCCGGCAGGCGCTGGAATTGGCACAGTGCCTTGAGGACTGCTCACTTGAACAACAAGTAGGTATGGCTCAACCGGTTTAATTTTTGTATCAAATACTTTTTGGGTGCCGGTGCCAGGAGCAGTATATGTGAATTTTTTAGGCATATCGCCGAGCTCTAATCGGGCTCTATCGACAATTTGGGAAACTCTGGCCACTCACAACCCCTATTCACAGTCTTTATCTAATGGTAGCGAGTATCTATAAAAAATCTTTACAAACGAAGAAGCGGGCACAAATGCCCGCCACCCCGCCTAGTTAAATATTAGATAACGCCTGCTAGGTATCCCTTTTCGCGCAAGTGTGTAGCAACCTCTTGAGTAACTGAGTACTTCTGACCAGCCCTAAAAGTGTAGTTATTACCGGCACCAAGGGTCATGTTTTCAATGTCTTCAATAACTCTAATTACTACAGTTGCATCTGAGCCGCCAACCTCAATTGTTGAATCAACAATTACTGTCTGACGGTCTGGAACTGTTGCATCAATTACTTCTGTCTCAAGCTTGATCTGCGCTGTGGCTGTTGCCATAGACATAGAATTTGCTTTTTCTTGCATTGCTTGAGCATTTTCTTCTAGCTGTACTGCGCGGGCGCGACCTGTAACATCGGTCGGTTTGACTTTACTTGCCATTTGTATCCTCCGGTTTAATGTATGAGTGTTTGTGTTGGGCGGGGGCTTTTACACCCCCGCCTAACATTTAAGCTATTTAGTTGTATTAGTTGGTTTCTGCAATAACAACTGACTGATCTGTAATTAGACCAAGTCCAAAGATTGAGTACCAAGCAAGTGCGTGCTCACGACCGAAGTCAAGAATACCGCCATCGCGAAGTTCAACTGGTAGAGAGATTGCGTGACCGAATGCGTTATCTCCAATGAAGATAGCTGCATAACGATCAGCTGCGCCGTTACCTGTCTTTGTTGCAGGAGTGATGTATCCACCACCGGCTGCTACTGTTGGGTTAGCAACAGTTGTATCAGTTGTGTAACCAGCACCTGCACCGCCAGCAACCTTGAGAACCTGTGTGGTCTCAATGAATACTGTGTCGTACAAACGGCCGATTTCACCAAGCATGAAGTTACCTGGAGCTGCGTACTTTGTGACTTCAATAAATTCTGGATTGTCACGAAGCTTACGGCTTTGGTGTGGGTGAATGAAAGCAACATATGTCTCACCAAGGCGAGGAATGTTCTTTGTTGCAAGTGTCTCAACTGCATCCTTGACTGTCTTAGGTGTCAAGTTAAATGCACCTGTCATAGAAGCACGGGTTGTACCCTTTGTACCATCAGCGTAGAAGTTATTAACTGCTGATAGGTTAGTGCGGTCTTCACCGAAGATTGTTGAGGTTGCTGCGTAGAGGGTGTCGCGTGATAGCTGATCTAGGTAGATAGCCATGTTACGACCAAGAAGACGTGAGGCTGAAGCCATTACGTCATCGAATGAAGCATTAAGCAATAGCTCTGATACAGCAAGAGCATATCCATGCTCTGATACTGTGATTGAGAACTGCTGTGCTGTCAGTGCGTTTGTCTGCATACGAACACCTTCGACTAGGCTCTGTGCGAAGCCAAGGTTGTTGTAACGCAAGAAGTTAATCTGAAGACCTGGTGCAACACCTAGTTCGGTCTTCTTTACTGCAAACTGCTCAAAGCGAAGGATTGGCATGGCCTGGAAAAGAATTTCCTTTGACCAGATAACCTGAATCGCTTGAGTCAGCTGTGTATTCGTACCTGAATACGCTGTAGGTGCAGCGGCTAGATTGCCGGTACCTGTAATGGATGATGCCATTTTAGCTTTGACTCCTTATTTAGAATTTGGGTTTGAGTTTTTGTTTAGCCTAAAAGCCCTTGAGTCTTACCTTGAGCTCGTGAGCTCAATAGTCGACTACGGTATTTTGAGTATTCGTTCATCGGCATTTCCGCAATTTCTTGCGGTGTGAAGTTACGTTGTTCCGAATTGGTTTCCAGTGGCCCATTGGGAGGAGTGGTTACACTCGTTCCCTTCATTTCTTTTCTAGCGTTCTGCATTGCAGATTGCGCTGATTCAAGAATACGTGCCGAGCGATCTTTCAGATTTTCCACACTAGCCTGAACTTCTTCACGGGTATTACCCTGAATAAGATCTACTAGTTCCGGAATAATGCTGTCACGCTCTTGATCGAGAACTTGCTGGCGATAAGCCTGAAGGTCTGCATAAGTCTTTTCACGCTCCAGAAGAGCGAAGGCTCGTTCGCGTTCGACACGCTCACGCTCCA